ACTTGAAGTAGTAAACAGGTGCTGGTGCCCAAAGCTGTCGTTGGCCTCAACAAAATCAAACTTTGTATTCGTCGCGCTGGCCGTTATCCAAGAATATCCAAAATCATTTTGTGGTATAGCATGCTGCACAAACCGGTTATCTGGCTTTGAAGTCTCGCCCAGGGCTCCGGTAGAGTGGAAGTAGTTTCTATTGGTCATGTGAATAGATGCTTGCGTGGCTGAACCTGATCTATAGCCAAACTGTTCTGATCTTTCCGTTGATAGGAGATTCAGTGGATCTCTTACTGAAAGATTGCGATAGTTTAATGTATTATAAATCGAGTACTCGCCAGATTCTTTATCCCTGCCGTATACGCCTTGTGTCTCTGGGCCACCAGGGGCAGAGAACTGATTAGCAATTACGTGCTCGGTTCTGCCTCTTACGGGAGCAGCGAAATCCACCATTCCGTATATATAGCCGGCAGTTATGGGCGCGATGACAATACTTCCACTTTCTGATAGATATCCGTTATTAATACTGCGGCCGTTTGTCATGACAATTTCATAACTCTTATCATAGTTACCAAAAGTGGCAGGTGTTATATCGCGATTTGTTTTAATATTCGCTATGTTATAAGCCGTCTGTATACCCATACCTCGAGAAGTAATCGATTTGGGGCCGGGTGACTGTTTAAGCGTTAGTGTTGTACTTGAGGCAGAAAGTATGTAAGCCTCAGGTCGATCCGCAGCTGCAGTTCCCAATTTAACTCTGCGATGTGGCATGCCACCGACATGGTCACGAACGAATGGTCCTTGGAAACTAGAATAATCGTCATCATGATTGTTAGTTATTGTTAAATTATCTTTAAAGACAGAGAGGTCAGTGCCGGCTGATGAGCTGTACATGGTGAACGGCAAGATCATGTCAGCGTCTGCATCGAGATAACCCTCCGTGCCAGTAGTATTAGTTTTGGCTGTATATATTTTCTCTTCTTGTGGATCCAACACATCGCTGCATTGTTTGAACTCATATATATCTGATTTATTTATTTGTATTTCTTTGCCCGCGTTGACAATACGATGTAAGGTCTTGTTTTTGTTCGCTTTTCTATTTGAGCCAACGTTCAGCAATCTAGACTGATCCGCTGCGAAACGGTAAGGTCGCGAAAGTTTCCTGAGCACGTAAGTTGAGCCACTTACTATAGTATTTCTTCGAACTCTGTCTGTTTCTCGGTCTGGGTCTGCGGTTGCGGAGACCGATAAAACGCCATCTCTCTCGGCTCTATCATTCCACCAAAGACAATTAACACTCTCATCGAGCTGGTCTGTGCCGCCAGTAAAGTTTGTTTTAGTCATGCCGGCGGTGCCACTATCTGTCAAAGTAACGCTCTTGTTGCCCAAGACGCCCGATGTTGCCTGGGTTACAGTTACAACTGCTCCAACAACGGTGGCAGTAAACCTTGTCCCTGCTGGTCCCGATGGGGTGTTAATAACATTCATCAGGTTAGTTGCTGTTTGATCGTTTGATGTGGTAGCTTCAAACGTACCGTTAACAGAGCTTTGGTCGCCTTGTACAAAATCATAATTAGTGCCATCAGTAGCAATCAGGTTCACCTTGTCGCCGGCGTTGAGTTCGGTGTACGCCGTGATGGTTATTGTTGCGGTGGCTGCAGCCTCGGGGTCCAGTACCCGCGGGGCATGGCCGTGTTCCCAATCATAAAGCAACTCATTGACACCAAGAATTTGTGCTTCTAGTTTTGGTTTCTTATACTCGAATTGTGGCGATTGGTGCTTATATTTATTCCTTTCAAAAGTATGACTCTCTACTACATCTTCCATTCCCAAATGCATGGCGGATGTCGCAGGTTGCAACTGTTCTAGCATCTTCCCCAGAGAAGAATCAATCCACTTATAATATTCAATAAATCTTTCTAAATCTATATCATTCTCAACTCGTGAGAAGAAGCGCTCCCTAAGCTTTTCGAGTGACTTGTATTCTTGCCTATATTTGTATACTGGCTCACCTATAATCTCGTTAAAGGCCGCGGCGCCTGCAAGCATATTGAGCATTTCTTTAGATATAACTTGATACATGCTTTTTTCATAACTGTGAAGATATGTAACGGGTCGGCTATCTAGTTGAAATACATCTACTTCTCTTTCTTTTATTTCTACTTTTGAGCGAGAGTGCAAGTTATCGATATTTATATATTTTACATTTCCTAAAAATTCTTGCTTGATTGCCTTAGGCTGGTCTTGCAAGGCATAAGTGACGGAAGGATATTTATATCCAGTAATAGGACCATAAGATGCGATGTTTGTAGCAGAGCCACTTGCGTGGTCTACAACGTAACTCGTGTTCGCGTCCAGATTGGTCACATCGTCAAATTGCCAGTTTAATATCAAGGTGTCTGCTTTAATTCTAGACGTCCCCTGATTATCTATCTTTCTAGATAACGGCTTCATTCTTCCTAAATTATCAAAACTTTTGGCATGCTCCTTCATTTCTTCAGTTTCTAGAAAGTCGTCCCAAACACTGAAGCCTAGGATACGCGTATCACTAATATTAATCAAAGAACCGGTTATATTTTGCCTGTCTGCACCGAGGAAAACACTCTTATTCCCAGATATAAAGTTTTGATAAGCTGCAGAAGTAATGGATGAGCTTAAATGGAATTCTGATAGTTTAACATCTAGATCATACCGATATCCAATAAACTCAACTTTATAGTTGTGTGCTGATTTGTTATCAGTTGTCCCTAAAGGGGATCCCGTATCTTCCGAAAATCTTACGGCAAGGTACCATGGGGTATTTGCATACACTTCCCTAAAATATTCCGTTTTGAGAGTGGCGAAAACAGTGTCTTTACTACTTAGCTGAAAATAACATCCGTTATTTATAAGGTCTGATTTGATTGTTTCGACGGTCAGACCAGAATAGTTGCTAGCAGGTACGATTAGACTGGCGCCGTCAACCTTATTCATTCCAAAAACTGAGGAGGTTATAGCTGTAGTTGATATGTCCTGTATATAAGGAAACAAAACCTTACTTTCCAGCGTTAGGGAGGCTGGATTGGTCTTTCCTTCGATGTATGCTCTTTCATCTACGGCTGAAGCGGTCTGCAGCAGCACCATGGAGTTATTCGGATCTTCGAATGAAAGTGATTTTATGCGCGGTGAGTCTAGAATTGGTTCATTTTTTATTTCTTTTTCTATATTCTGTGCATAAACATTTGGAGCAACTAAATTTTCGTCGACGCCGAAGCATCTTATCAGATTTCTAAAGGATTCATGAGTTCCTTTTGTCTTATAGATGTTTGAAAGATTTACGTGTATCGAGTTTAAAATCTTATTTTTTAATATTTCTGCTTTGGAGTGGGCAAAAGCCTGTGATAATTCAGTCTTTGTGTCTCCAATATTAAACTTCAGATTGTAAAAATATTGATTAAGATCTGTTTTGTTTGTTATTGGAACTTCTTCGATACTAAAGCCGCGGCTAAGAAGATTTTGTATAGAAAAAGTTTCCTCATTTGATATCGATCCATAGGAAATATTAAAGTCTTTTTCGCATCCCAACATATTATAAAAATTACTACTATGATTAGCAGAACCCTTAGCATACATAAAATCTCGGTACTGGGCAAAGCCTAACTTTGGTATACCATCTATCAACATTCGGATTGAATCAAATCTTGAGGCCATGGCCTGTAGCAATATTCCAAAATTACTATCTAAATTGTTTGAGCCAACATTTGTATCATGGGCCCATTGGGGTACACTCTTGAACAAAGAACTATGATTATTTCTATCATAAGCTTTTCCAATATTTATTAGAGTTTCCTTCCCAGTAGCGATACGGGTTGACCTCAAATCAATTATTGGGTCGCCCATTTCGGTTTGACTTGTTTTGCTAGATAAGGTTATTGCCGAAAGAAGTGATCTTGCAGAGGTGGCACCTCCTACAAATTCTCCGTTGTTGAGGCGGCCGGAAAAATCTAGAATTATTTTATCTCTGGCTTCATTATCGGCTACACCTTCGTTAAACTTATAATAAATCCCAAGCACACTATTGATTGTCTCTTTATCTGTGGCGCCGTGGACAGGAAAGTCATAATAGTTTCCGATCTCTTCTGCGGTTCTTTTCTTTTTCCAGAATCGGAATTCGTCTATGGAGCCACTTAGCTTTCCATATCCAATACCACCAGTTGCATCTTTAGTTGTTCGAAGGGCCCCAAGAGTGGCATTGAAATATCCACTAACAGGGCCCATGCTGGCCACGGAAGTATTAACAGTGTCGTTATAAACACCATCTATATAAAGTTCAATTGCCAAATTGGAAGAAGAATGAAGTGTGGTTAAAGCATAGTGGTGAAATTCGCCATCGGCAGCGGTGGCAGTGGTAAGGTTTTGGCCGATTTGCACTCGGTTCGCTCCGGATGTACCGGACATGTAAGTCATATAGAGGGGTGAACCGCTGCTAGCTGATAATTCAACCAAAAATCTGCCATAGCCCGAGGTACCTTCAGCAAAGTCGGATGTATGAGAATCAAATACTACTTCACTGGCAGTAGAACCTGAAACAAAAGAATTCTTTTTGAGCCAAAATTCTACTGTGTTTCCTACTGATGGATCGACTTTAAGGCTACTTTCTCTTTTTGTTGTGGAATCGAAAACCGTTCCGACATAGGGGCCGCCTGAAAACTTTATATATTCGGGAGCATCTGATAGGCCATATATACCACTCTGTGCCGAGGGGGTACCCCAGCCTGTGCTCGAGAAACCTATATAACCTGTTTCTTTTGGATATTCATGTTGTAAAACGGCTAAATCTATTGCTGAAGCGCTGAGGGCCCATCTTATCTTTTCAAGGGAGGAGCCGTCATAAGGATAAGACCCCTGTATATAAGAAAAGGCGTTCTCATAATACTTCTCGGCACTGCCGTATATCGCGAAACTAGATGGATCTCTAACATCTATTGCAGGAATTACCCTCTCCAATAGTTTCTTATAAGCTTCAATATATTCTGGAGATTCAGTGATGTCATTATATCTCACTGAATCTGCGGAGGATAGTTTTACCTTTCCTATTAATTCATTTCTTCTTTTATTTGAGGCTTTCTCGATAGCTCGAGTAAGTGGATTTTCGTCTTTCATGGGTCTACTCTAAATCTAAATTTCTCTTGCTGTTCTATATAATTAGAACCGTCCTTAGAAACAAAAGAGATTTCGTAAGCATTGTTTGCCTCCAAAAGAGAGATATCTAAATCGAAAAATGAACCCTTGTTATCGTAAGATAAGGATGAATAGCTTGGCGTGCTTCCCGTTGAATAAGAGATTACCTCATAATTGTCGGCGACTTTGACGATCTTATAATATAAATCTTTTATGTTGTTTACCGGGGCTTGTTGACTTGCAACTGTATAAATGTTCGGTTGCCAGGTTTTGTTTCTGGTATATACTCTAAATGTCGCCTTCTCAGTCTGCAGATAAGTCTCTTTCAAATTTGTAATATTTAAAGTGTATTCTGGGACTTTGTAATATGCGTCAGTCGCTTCAGTGTATACCTTGAACCCAGAGCCAGTAAGCAGTGTTGTAGCCACTCCTGCAGTTGACGCATACCAAACGTCGTAAAGGCTTGTCTGTGAGCCTGTGTAGGCGAACTGAGCCTTGTAGACACCTAAACTAGCCCTACTGGCAGTGATGAATGTCTCTGACCCCAATGCTACGCCTCCTGCAACGGGCAGGGTCTCGGGTGTGCCGCCGAGTGTGGGCACCAGTTGTACAACTAGACTTGACCCTGTATTGGGGATATCTACCAGGCTTCCCCTTCTCCTGTTGTATAGATATACATTATTAAGATTCTCGGCGGCGGGAGCCAGGCTGCTTGACTTCGCAATATAATTCCTATCGTCTCTTATCGCAGTATCCCATTGAACTTCAATCTGCGGTTTTTTAAAGAACTCATGCGAACTTCTAGAATAGAACTTCTTGGTATAATATGATCTCTCTTTAGAGCCGTCCTCATAAGAATCTTCTAGTTTAAGAACCACTCCATAATTTGGAAGCCCAGTACCTCCGGCAAACTGTGTGAATGAGGCCGTAGCTGGTAACAAGCTTGAACTAATAAACGTGTTCCCTTGGAAGCCCTGGGATGACTGGGTTAAAGAAAGGAGAGATACTGATAAATCTGTTGTTATTTTACTGCTAAAATCAGTGTCTATTCTGCTTTTTAATGAGCCAGCGGTGAGTGCTGCGTTGGCCTCGATCTCCAAATATACGGAATTGCCATTTGAATAGGTAGAAGAGGTTATGAAAGTATAGGTATACTGTTGACCTTCGTGAGAATAAATTTTTATCTTTTCACTCTCGCCGGGGTTTTCGAGAAAGTTGATACTACCAGTGGCGGCGGTACCGTTTCCCTCATACAGCTTTATCCACTCTTCTGCCATTCCAGTTATATCAATATCGATATCTTCGGTTCCTTTGACCAACAGTTGTGTATATTTTATTGGTACGCTAGGACTTGGTATGGCCGTGGCGGTGGGAAAATCTGATCCTGCATTGTGCCAAGCAGTGGAGGTGCTTGCAGAGAGCCAGTTGCTAGCTTCAAGGTCAAGATAACTTTCCATATCCAGCCCGTCGCCTTCAGTCCAGGATTGAAGGACTGGATGAACAGAAACTTGAAAATTCTCAGGGGTTGTTTGGCCATGTTCAACATTTGATGTTCTTATTCTAAACTTTACCGAGCCAGATGCGGGAATAATATTGCTGGTTCTATCAGTTGAGATCTTATCTACAGGAAATTGCATCAAAATCCTTGTCTGCTCTAGAGAACTTGAGGTTGCTTGGCCAAAAATAGAGAACAACTCCAAAATATCTGAAGCACCCATATTAGCTTTTGTGGATCTTGCTGTTAGATTTTCTCTAAACGCTGTTGCAATAGTGTTATCTTTTTCAGAATTATATCTTTTAATACTCATTATCCTATTATAGTCCCTTTGATGTCGTCGATGTATTTTATTTCCCAAATACTATTTTGAGGAATATAAATGTAACTATTGTCTGGAGCTGTGTTTGTCCGTGTATCATAATAATAATCTGTGTAGTTCTCGCCCACTAAAGAAGTAATTTTTATTCCGTCTTTCGGTGATATGCGCGCCACTTCTGGAATGTTTTGAATTATTCTAATAATTTCTGAGATATATAGCGGCTCACCAATTTCGGGGGCTGTAGTGGTTAGCTCTTCAAATATTCGCTGCTTTATCATATTAATAGTTGTTTTCTGATTGACATTATTCTTAAGAGCTAGACGAAAATCGATTCCAAAATTAATGATGTTTGCATCAAACAGATCGACACTATCCGATATCATCTTTATCGAATTAATCCATGTTTTAATATTTTGTTTAAGCAATATCGATGGTTTTTGCATTTTGCCATCGGCGCCTTCGGCCATTAAGTACATGTTGATATTCCTTCTCAAGTCGTTTGTATCGCGATATATGCCGGCCCTCTTGACAGATCCGTATATTGGGGGCATTGAATAAGCAGCAGAAATATAATCTTGCTTGGTCACTGCGCGGCCCTGTGCGCCATAGGTGCCAAGGTACCTTCTCTTTAGCTCTTCGGTATTCGGTATTGATATATTCCCGTTTATTGGCTCTTCGTTATAAACCTGAATGTTTTCTCTAATAAAAGAAACTTTTGCACTGTCCAAAAGATGTTCATTTTTGAAGAATAGAATAGGGTCCACCACCTGGTTAACTGTGCCTGCAGCCGCATTGGTGTTGCCAGTTGTGTTACTCCTATATGTAATTGTAATCGTAGTGTTCTGCGGTGCGACGCCGAGCATATTAGACGATAATAGGCTTGAAGGGTCTAAAGTTGGGGACGAAATATGGTTCTTTCCCGTTAATTTGAGTGCTACATTGCTCGGATCAGCCACCGCGCTGGTCTTAAGATCTTGATCTGAGCCATGCCCAAATACGAGATGGGTCTTATTCAGTGATTTTTCTACTATGTGTCGGCGGGGAACGGGGGAGGCTTTCATTATCGAGGAAATCATAGTATCTCGATTTTCAGGATCTAAAATAGGCCTGTATATTACATTCTGAGTTAGGTGATCAACTTGAAAATAATCATTCTTTTCAGAATCTACTACTTTTAATATTTCTGTTACTGACGGATCTGGTATTTCTAGCTTGAGGAATCTTCTAAAATTTCCAACGTTGACCGAATAGTCTTTTTCTTCTCCCGAAATCACTGGGACTTTTGCCTTCAATATGTAATACTCAATGTCGGCGCCGTCTGCGACTGTATTATACGCTACAATTTGTGAGTTCTCTTCGTTAAAAGTCACATCCCTCATTTGAGTATAGATCGTACCACCCTGTGATCTGTAGGTGGAGCCGGCGCGCAAAGTAGCTTCATAATCTTTATCGAGGCCAATGAAAGAGGAGTCAGCAGGGCGGAGTACATGAACTTCCACTTCTCCAACGCCTACCGAGTTCAGCGTGGGGTCGGCGCCTGCAGCTTGAATGTGTTGTATCAAAATCTCAGGATCCTTTGTAAACGCGGCGATCGCCTCGTTAGCATTGTGATCTGAGTAATAGTGAAGTTGGTCCCCCACATAGGAAACTAGGTCCAACATCATTGAGCCAAAAGAAGATTTCTTAAAGTCTTTATAGGTATCTGGATAATGTCTTTTAATATACTGAACCAGTTCTTCTTTTATTTCTCCAAATGAGGTTTTGGTATAATCAATTGGTTGTATACTTCTGTTTCTTTTTGTGATTGTCATATTAATATATTCTCTTTTTTAGTTGCTATATTATAAAAAGTTATATAACCTTGGAATTTAGACTCTCTATATTTACTATCGTTCTGGTAACATTATTTAGCCCAAAATTAATTTCATCCTGTATTCCCAAGTTTGCAATAACATAAGATATTTGCAAAGTAGTAATAGAATCATCCTGATTTTCACTAGTATTAATAAATTTAGCGTCGAGCAGCTTAATATTGGATAAATACTTCTTCAACTGTGTGTCAATATTCGATCTTACGTTAGTCAATTCTAAGGATTCATAATTTTCAAATAAATAAGTTTCTATACCCACACCAAGATCTGGGTTCATTGGCCATTCGCCTGGGATGGTTTGCAATAAAAATACAAAGTCTTGCTTCAAAGATTGAGCTGCGGATGTCACAGAGGCATATGGGCCGTGCGCGCCGTCTATTTGAAGCGGCCATTTTGGCTGAATTTGATTGTTATTTTGGGAAATAGCCATATAAAAACCTCAATATTAAATAGTAAGATTATTCAATATTTCATATTTGGACTTCATTCTTCTGGTTTTGGCATATCTCCGAAGGGTTTAGGTTCGCTTTCATCGCATGGGCCGGCCTCTTCGACCTTCTCGGCCGAGTATGGATTATCAGCGCAGCCGGATTGATCTCTCATCTTCTTATCTCCCTTTAACTCAGGGGTTGCAAGAGCAAGCATAGTTAGGGGCGACATCGGGTGGCCGTAGCGGTCGAGGTGGAAAGGAGCTGGACTCTCTCCTGGCCAGGCGGCGCCTTTGTCCAAACAAGGAATGCTAAAACTAAATACTCCGTCGACTATGGCCAGAGGGCCTTTATAGAGATATCCTGATGTGCGCTCTATTGCTCTTCCGAGTTTCCCCCAGGCTGCTGATGAGAATGGGTTGGACGCCACGATGGCGGTGCCCACGGTTAAATCAATCATAGACGATGGGATTACCATAGCATATTTGCCATCTAGTTTTGTGTCGGCCGCGGGGTCGACCAGGCCTGCAGTGATGTTTCCATAGTTGATAGTTGAACCTTTGACGCCGCTGAATGTTAATTTATCAATGCTACAGTTTTCCCAATGAAGCTTCATCTCTTTATAGGCTGGATCTGCGACGCTGGCAATTCCGCGGAAAAACAATGATGGGAATTCTTTAATTAGCTCCCAAAGAGTATTCAGGAATTGCTCGAAAAAGTCTCCGGGGCCGGGGAAGTCAAAACAGGCAAGCCCCTTTGGGCTCGACGAAGTGTTATCCATCAAGTGTTTGTAGAAATCTGCTTGGCCAAAATTGTCGAATATCTGTGTTCTTTCTATTGGTTTCATGCCTGCTATGTTAATAAGAGATGCCAAATTAGCTTTTGGCGATTGCATTATACTAGTCATCTCTCCGTAGCCGGCAAGTGCTGATGTTGCAAAAGCTGTGGAAATTGCTTGAAAGCGTTTAACCGGAAAAATATATTCAAATATTTGTCTCGCGGAGTCGGATTCTATTAGTTGTTCTGTTAGCCATGGCTGCATTCTTTTATAATCTCTCCTAAAAGTAGAGAGATCAAAACAGTTAATCGTCAGTTCTTTGTTGGCACTTATGAGTTTCCTTTTTTCGGCCATTGGGACCGAGAAAATATCTTTGCCGGTGTCAGAATTCGACTTTGCCATGGTAAATGTTCTAAATTCTTCCGATATTTCTTGTATTGGGCCATCGGCTTTTACAAATTCACGGAAATCCCTAGTATCCTGAACTCTCGTATGAGTGTCTGGAATAAAAGTGTTCGATACCAGGCGAGCCAGCTGGTTTATTTCTGAGTTTCTAAGGAGGCCTTCAACCATCTCACCGTTGATGATGGCATCTCTTAATGTTTCTGCCCCTAATAATTCCGAGGTGATACCAGAAAAGGTATCAAATGTAGCTTTCCAATCTTCTGTTATTTTGTTCGCTGTTTTCTCGTAATTGTTTTTTATAGAATTAATTATTTCTTCTCTTCTTTGGCTAAAGCTCTCAGATTTATATAATATTCTAGGGATCAATTCATTATAATAATCAAGTTTTGAGCCGCCGACTGGGACGTGAAGGACATTGTTGCTCAGATGCTCGTAGATATAGCGAACATTTCGACTAAATCTTGAATGAGAAGCATCACTGTCTCTCCCCATTACTTGATAAAAAAGCCTATAATCCATCTTCAAGAAGAAATCTTCAATTTTGCCGGTGCTTATAGAATCGTAATAACCAGCTGGAGGCCAGTGGTCGAGATAGGAGGATCCTATTATTTCACTGGATATCGCACTAGTAATTTCGCGAGTGAACTGGGCATAAGTATTATTATACAATTCTCCATATTTAGTTATCATGTATTCTTCATTATTAGGTTCGCTTTTTAAACTCTGTAAAATAAGATGATTATTCCTAAACTGGGCAAAGCCGGGTACTGCGTCGGGGAAAAGGGCCCCATAAACGTTGTTTGCTGCTTCGATTATATAAAGTGGGTCTATTTCACTAGCAGTAATCCAGCTTCTTATAAGTGCCCAATGGTTAATCGCTGTGGTGTCACGACCATCATCGCCGGCGAAATCGCGAGCGCTACTTACGGTAGAAGTGCGCGCATGAATCTCACTAACTTTCCATCGCAAGCCATCCGCAAAGTTGCGCTTAAAGACGATAAGCTCTTCAGCTAGGCCGGGGGAAGCGCCTTCCAGGGCTGCCCGGTTACGGACCCATCGGAAAGCCAAGAAGTGCAGGCAGGCCGCGGCCCAGTGTCGGGCAGTGTCGACGTCGACTGATCCTTGACCGATGGCATTATTGCTAGCTATCTGGGGCGCGAGGTCCGGGAACGAGGCTAGACAAAGTAAGAACAATTTTTCATGAGGGGTATTTGTAGAATCTCTAATCTTTCGGAGAAATCGTCTCAATATCCCAAGTCTGTATGGTGACTGCAGCATATCCTTGTTATATTGGGAAACTTCTGATTTCACAGAAAATGCTGATTGATTAACTGACATGCCGTATAGCCTAGACACTATATGGTATACTGCCTTGATAGCTTCATCAATTTTTTCTTCTGTTATTACCAGTTTTTGTGGGTTAAAATTAACGTTATTTCGCGTCCTGAAAAGAGGCCTAGCCTCTTCAAGGCGCCTGGTCACTTGATTTACCACACCTCTAAGAAAGAAATTGAGTTCGTTATGTGCAGAGTCGCCGCCAAGCAGTGAATTCAATATTTCAGCATTTACGGCGCCTTCTCCCCAGCCGGCGAAGCGATTAAAGTCAAAGAAGTTTTTGGGATCACCTGGCGGCAGAACGTCGCGGTCAGTATAGTTATCATCCATTAACTTTCTCACCACTGACCGTATAAAAACTGATATGTCTGTTTGACTAATCATTCCGTCTGCATAAAACATAGAGCTGCCGGCATTACGAATCGGGCATGCTTCAATTCTGTTATAATTAACAAAGTTTGATCCTTTTCCGTCCGAGATAATACCATCAGTGCCGGGGCCAAAGAAGGTCCACTCTCGAAAATCGTTTTTGCTGATCCTTCGTCGACTTTGATCGAAAGCTTCATCGGATGCTTCGTTGACGTCGTCTCTTCCGGGATAGAGAGTTATAAACCCGGGTTGGCCATGAGAGAGGTTTCGACGATTCTCGCGGCCCGCGCGGCCACGCATTGTTCGGTCTGGATATTCATTATCAGCATTATTCTTGTCATTACTTATCCAACTAGTGTATTCCTTAGGCTTGTGAATCGCGATGGCCCAATCCAAATTTCGAAGCGGGCCCGAGGAACCATGGTTATCAGTGTTGCTGCCGTCATTCCAGTCTGGAGAATAACTCTGAGCTAGAGGAAATTCCTGGTCGCGGCCGGAGTTTGTTGCCGCGGCCGTGTCGACGATAGTTGGAGCAGTCAGCTGGCCCCATAGAGTGTTTTTACGGCGGTGGCGCAGGTACCATTGAAACACATTATGCAGTGAAAATACCGTCTTATGAAAATTCTGTGCTGTATAAGTCGTCAAGTTTCCTTCCTGGGGAAGATCATAAAAATAATTAAACGTTTCTAAATAATGTTTTTTATCTATTAGCGCGTTTCTATGAGGTGTTATGGCCGGGCCGTCGGACAGGGCCAGGGAGCTTAATGAGTTTATACTCGGATTCCCTCTTTTTAACAAATTGCCCCTATCCCTAAACATTTCGTCTAATTCGTCTTCTGTGTTATAAGTGTCGGTATCTAGAGTCTCCTCTTTAAACACTTGCGAATATATTCTTTCAATGGAGCAATATTGCTTCGGGTCCATATTAGATGTAGACAGGCTGGATATGTCCCAGTCGCGAGCGTGGTTTCTTGTAAAGTCAGTAGTAAATTCAGGTATAGCGACAGGATATTCAGGGTTGTCTCTATTAAGAGTTGGCAATACGTCGTCAATGAATTCAACATATTCGTTAATGAGTGATTGAATTGCCCTGTTTAATTTTGCAATGTTTGTTCGCAAACCGGTTGATTCATGCATCTCAGTAATATATTTTGGTGGTACCACCTTGCAGTAAACTTCTGAAGGTGTGGGCGCGCCATTAACATAAATTTGTGTGACTAACACCCTCATAGGTATTTTATAGAAATTTGGAGGTAACAGAGAACCCCTATTGAAAACCAATTCATCGCCGGCGGCGTTGAGGGTAGGCCTGGAATGTATTAGTTTAAGGCCTCCAAAGCGATTTGAAAGTCTGGTAGCCTGAAACAGAGCCTCGTTTACCTCGCGGCCTAGGCCGGAGTCAACTTCGGGTTGCGGCGTGCGGCCGACGAAAGAACCATTTTCAGGGCCCGATGGTTGGGCGGCGCCTGCATTTGGGCCTGGGTTTGATGAAACTGTCCAAAATTTCGTTACTGCCTCATTTGTATATCGGTCAATGCCCATTGGGCGCGCCGGGTATACTTCGGGATGAGCGGCGCCTGGACGGTCGGGGTTTGCTCGAGTATAAAAAGTTCTTCCATACTGTGTCAACTTGGGGTCAGCTGTGCCCCCAATATGTACGTTATCGAAGGCTTCGTTGTCAGCGTTCAAATTTTGAAATTGGGTCCTCAAGGCGACGTTGAAGGCTGTATTGGTCGCTTCCGAGGGTCTAAACCGTAATACTGCAGGGTCAAAAGTTTCCCCTATTGTAAAGGATCCGTGAAGACCAGCGATGATAGAAGCTGAATCAGAGAAGTCAAAGACTGTTTCGACCCAAGTTTCATCCTGCCTAGTTAGGCTGCCTTGCGAGTTTCGTAATTCATATTTTTCTTTTATCGAATTAAAGCCTTCTGGCGTCCTAAACACCCCCAGCTGATTATTAAAACCCGATTGGCCAAGAGGATTACCCACACCGTCTCCATCCCAGTCATGGTCAATACCATCTAGATTTGTGTTTAGAACTTCGTCGTCTTCGGCGCGATGTAAAATTGTCTTTGTTTTTATTTGGCGTGTGCCGGTACCTGAAGTAGTCGCCCTGATTGTTTCGCGGCCGTCCTCGATAAGAGAGGAATAACTATAATCTACATACTCTCCCGACGTTTGAGAGGTCGCAGTATCAGACTCCTCAATAACATAAGACATAAATTGACCGTCATTTATTTCTAAATCAAGCTCTGGATTGCTAGACAGTATGCCTATAAATTCTTCTCCATCTGATGGCAATACATAGTATTTTACAGTCTCAGACTCATCTTCTGGTTGTGTTATATAAGCACTGAAGAGGTTGTGGGCGGTATTTGACCGGTCGACATCGCCTTCTCTCAAAAAATCGCTCGGGCGATTGCCATCGGCACCAAATAAGCCATTTTTATAACTTTCAATAGGTGCAGCATTATTCTCAGGCCTGGGAATCTCTATAAATTCACCAGTATCTGGGGAGACAAAATCAGCCGTGAAATTTATTATTCTTCTCTTTCTAGTTATAAACCTTGTGGGCATTCTCCTGATTGCGTCTGGCATGCCTTGGGCGCCTTGGATGTTAGTGTTCCCTTCTATCCCTCCTGGTGCATTAGTGGGAGACTGATCAAAATGCATAAGGCCGCGGATATGAAGCAGATATTTATCTAAGTGATCAGAATTTAAACTATTGGAAAGTGCATCGACAAAGTCATCGATATGATATATCTCATGTTCTCTGTTTAGGTCTGTAGCTGATTCCACAGATGACCCTTCGGCGCCAGGTTGAATTATTGGTCGAGACCTGAGATCATATTCTATGATATCCGGGAATCCCAAATTTGTAAATCTAGCATGTGCGTCCACTACGTTTAATCTTGGGATATTTCGACGACTGGGGTCCACTTCAGTTATCCTTCTGACATCTTCTGGATTACTAACATCTGCATTTAATATATTATTAATAATGTTAACTGTTGGAAACTCCAAAGTTTCGAGTCGTGCTAACGGGCCCATGACCTCGAGACAGTGCTCAATGTGGAAGAACGGGTTGTGACCGTTCACTAAATCTTGAGCTAACTTTACAGGATCCCGTAATTCAGAAAAAGTGTCCTCCATTTGGACATAATTGGCAACATCGCGATTTGGGTCTATAACTTCGTAAAGGGGGTGCACCCAAGTTATTTTATCTGCGACATTTTCTATTATCGTCCGAGCTGAATCCACAACTGCGCCCTGAGTGTTAACTCGTTGAACCGAGAAGCGCTCATCGTCCCTTAAGTCTTTATTTGCTGAATGTGATATTTGCCTTGATACTTCTGTTTGTGGGACGAAATATTTAATAAACCAATTATAATAATCTACATTTGGTGAGTTCTCATAAATCTTTTTCGAGGCGCCTTGGACTTTAATTAACTGTTTTTGGACCAAATCCTTAAGGGCAAAGTTAGCTTGTTCGATTCCCGTAATTCTGGCTATTATTTCTTTCCACTTTCCTTCTATCGACGGCTTAGATTCAATCTCTTTCCTAACAAAACGATAAACAAAGTCTTTCATGAAAGGTTCGTCTGAAACTCCTTCGAGATCCCATACTGAGTAAGCTAATGAGCCTTTTAAAAGAAGTTCGACTATGCAGACCCGGACAAAGCCTACTAAGCAGACATTCTGTATTGCTTTCTCTATGGGTCCTATATCATCAAAATCCAATACATTCGGTTGGTTTTCTGGTTTCGCTAGCTCAATATTGATTTGTTCTGCTAATTCGTCTGTTACTATCTTTTCAAAAGACAGGATGCCAAATTGGGATACATTGTATCTGTTTTTGTAACAGCCATCCTGAGTGATATAAAGTTCTCCATTAACTCTTCTCTTCAGGCCAGGGTAATACCCTTCTTCATCATAAATTCTCGAGTTCCTTAGAGAGAAAAATATTTGTTCAAATATACCCTCTGAGAATTCAGGGCTTGCTGTGTTATAGGAATAGTCATGCAAAAAATTGGTCTGGTACCCATTTAGTATTTCTCGGAATTCGGGTACCCCTTCCCTTAGTCTCTCTCCTTGGGTATTGTACACATACCCGACCTTACTTCTAACACTATCCCAGAATTTTCTAGTGAAAAGTTCTTTTCTAGTATAGAGCCCTGCGGGAATATCACTTATTGCATCCTCAAACATTTGTTTATTTTCTGCTTGCTCAGGAGTCAGACTCGCTTCGTCATAGCCCGGCCCAGGGATGGCATCACAATATTCAAAAATTTCCTCCTCTTGGAAAAGAGG